CCAGAAACACCCGAAAATGTTGAGTTTCCAGGGGGTAAGGAGTTTCCAAAATCATGATCGACTCCGATAGTTTCTACGAAATGCTGGAAAACATTCAGCGTGGAATTGATTTTAAACTAGCCATGAAAGCTTTTGGAATCTCCAAAAGGGATCTTGAGCCTTGGCACAAGAAGGAGATGATTAAGTCTAAAGCACAGGCAACCATTGCCATGCAACAGGTTATCCATGAACATGGATCTGAGGATTGGCGAGCCATGCAATGGATAATCGAGCGTAATAATAAGGAGCGAGATGATGAACAAGAACTCCAAAAACTTCTCAACAAACAACTTGCAAAAGAAATGGCAAAAGGTCTTATCGAGTCCAGCATTGCAGGGGAAATTGTCAGAAATACAGGAGGTGAAGAGGGTGAATCTGGAGAATCAGAAGACTATAGTGATTCCGAAAAACCCAGGGGAGTATTGCGAATACCTCAACATAACCCTGACTCCACAGCAGATGGAAATATTTGATTCGGTTGCCAATGGTGCTAGAAAAATTCTGGTTCGATCTGCCCATAACCAAGGAAAAACATTTCTGTGTGCTGTGATTGCGTCATGGTTTCACGATCACTTTACCCCATCAGAAGTATTAATTTCAGCACCTGTTGCCCAGCAGATCAAAGATGGTGTGTTCAAAGAATTACGCAGGGTTAGGCCAAGAGATCCAAACTGGATGCCAAAGGCTAATCGGTTGGAGAAATCGCCTAGTCACTATATTCAAGGTTTGACCGCTCAGAAGGCTGATGCATTCCAAGGTAGACATTCTTCGGGTGGTTTGTGCATCCTGTTTGACGAAGCATCAGGCATTGAACCAACCTTTTGGGAGCGAGCAGAATCAATGCTTTCTGCAAACAAAGAGAATTGCTTATGGTTCTGTATTTTCAATCCATACGATGCCTCATCCCCTGCTTATTTTGCTGAGAATTCACCTGACTGGAAAGTGTTCCACCTGTCTGCTTTAGATCATCCTAATGTTGCTTTTAAGGCCGATCTTGTGCCAGGTGCTATTAACTATGAGTATGTGGAGAACCGCATCAAAAACGAATGTAGATCCGCTAGAGAAGGTGAAGAATCCGAACCTGGGTTCTTTACCTTCAATGATAAAAACTACATGGTCGAAGATCCGCTTTTTGATATTCAAGTTCTTGGAAGATACCCTAGTAAAGCGATCAACTCGGTATGGGGTGCTTTAGCACTTAAACAAATCCTTGATCCTATCCAGCTTAACAAAGATTGGGTGGTTCAGATTGGTGCTGACCCTGCAAGGTTCGGTGACGATAGATCGTGCTTGGTTGTCAGGCATGGATGCTGCATCATAGATGCGAAGGAGTACCGTGGATTGTCTACAAAAGAGTTCTCGGACAAGATTAAAGAGTATTGCCAAAAGTATGAGAACCCAAGGCAATCGCAATACAAAATCCCTGTGCTTATTGATGAGGGTGGTGTTGGGGGTGGTGTGGTTGATAACAAGGGTGACTATATGTTTTACGGTATTAATTCGTCTGGCGAAGCTCCAAGGTGGCGGGAGTTCCCGAACATGAGATCCGCACTTTGGTTTGAGGCAGCAGAATTAGCTATGGAAGGCAAAGTATCTATCGGGCATCTTCCTCTGCATATGCGGGAAAGAATGATGGAAGAACTTCGTACACCCATATACATTGTAGATACGAATGGCAGAAGAGTGGTAGAGTCTAAAGACATGATGAAGCGTAGACTCAAGCACTCTCCTGACCTTGCAGATGCGTTCAACTTGGCTTTGATGTCGATCCCTCGGATTGGGATCGAGAAGGTGATTGGTCATTTATAACGATATACATTCCCCCTGCACCATTTATATCTCTGCTTTTCCTGATTGAAATTTCACCGCAATCTTGAAGATACCTGATAGCATCGTCAACACTTTGACCGCTGTGTACGATCTTCCTGAGATGCCGTTTAGCATCAATCATCTTTACACCATACACTTCTGGTTCAATTTCGTTCAATGAATCCTTGATCATGTTTAAAAGTTTGTCTGTGATTTCACCAAACTTTGTATCGCTTACCATAACTGTATTAGCGGTCTGCCTTCGGTTGACTTCACGCACAAACTTAAATCCAGAAGTTACTCCAGCAAGAGAAATTGTGTCAGCGTTAATGTCTTGGCTTAATTCCCACAGGCAAGCTATTTTCAAAGCTAACTCAGGAAGTCTCGCACATGAAGAAGCCTTTTCTTCTTCGCTGTTCTTTTGGTACTTAGAATACAAATCATCGTTTTCCCACACCTGAGTTTGAAAAAACTCTAACGCATCTTCATCCAGCAAAAGTATTTTGGAATCCTTTTCAATCTGGTTTAGTGGTGCGTTCCCAAGAGCATCAAGTTTAGTATCTGCCATAAATTCCTTGATGACTCCAGGAACAAGATTCTCATTCATGGCAATCAGTCTTGCAGCAACCTCTACCAAGTATTCTGGAATGGGTTCTGATACAGACATACCCCGAAGATTCATTCTGCCTCTGATTGCAGATTGTAGAATCAACAACCTATTGTAAAAACCTGACCGAAGCATCTTAGGTGATAGTGCTTTGAAATATTCTTCTGGAGTTGATGATGTCATAATCGAAAGGAATGGATAGCGAATAAAGTTTTCTGAATCAGCATCACCCGCTTTCGCTCGCCTTTTAATGTAGTTCGATGTGAACAATTCTAACATCGTTCCCATCACATCGTTAAACCTTGTGTCACCTGATTTTGCTTTTTCAAGATCAAATGCCCCCTCATCAGCCATCAAGAATTTTGGCCCTTGAATCACTTTTTCTTCAAGACCTTCACGGCTACCAACCTTTGTCATTAAGAGACTTGCGTTATCAATTTCCATACAGATTCTAGCGTTCAATTTTCGTGGAAAATCTTTGCCCGAAGCTGTCAAACCAAGCACAACAATATAAAGGTTAAGTTTAAGTTCATTCGGCCCCATGATGCATCTTCCCACTAAAGCGGAGAACATACCTAATGCAGATGCAGCAGCAATTCTTTTCTCAGGATATAGTGCGTTTCTCATGCAGTAGTCAATGTATGTGTCGATCCAGCCTGGAAAAGAAATAGCATCATCAGGAACGATGTCTACTGCTCGTACCTGTTTAACCTTGCCTGGCTTTGTGGTTTCAAGAAAATCCCATCGTGATTCATTTATTGGTTCTTCATCAGGTTTATCTACCGAATACTTTCCAAAAACCTGTGCGTAAAATGTTTTCCACTCTCTGCTTCCTATTTGCCAACCTCGACTCATGCAATACACATAATCCTTGGTGAGCGGTATGTTCGCACTTAATCGCCAATCTAATGGGCTGAAGTTCCAATAACGATCCATCCCTCCATTCTTGCACCCTGCAATCGCATTTGGTTCTCGCCCTGATGAATCAGGATGCCAGATTAAAAAGTAGTCATGTCTAACCTCAACCACTCGGTAGGAGTCTGGAAGAACTTCGGGCCATGAAGTTTCCGCTCTCCAGTCTTCAAGAGCATTTTTCTTACCTATGTCTTTATGTTGATATGGTTCCTTATTTAATTCAGTAAATCTTTTCGATCCCTTTTGATCATAAGATTGGGCAAATGACATCAGAAAATCATGTTCTTCCGCAGTAAGCGTTGGAATGGTTGCGACATCACCATGCAGCATTTTATATGGTTTAACTAATCCATCAATTTTTGAGACTGCCTGAGAATAGAATCCAACCACATATCCACCCGCTCCCCTCGTTTCAATCAAGGGTGGTGCAACCTTCTTAATCGACCCTTTGGCCTTAGATTCGGCAAGCCATTTCTTTCCATTGTCCGTAGACATAGTGGCTAATTCACGGCATTTTGACTTACCTAATGGAAGATAGTAAAAAAGGTGTAACCCTTCAGATGGGGTTGTTTCAACGCATCCACAAAGTTTATCGTGTAGCTCTTTGCTCGATGCTTCAAGATCAGGAAGAAAGTCTAATGCCACTTTTGGGCAGTCAATATCAAGGCATTCCAAGTCTTTATTTTTGCCTACAACTGGGCCACAGTTGATTGCTATCCCTGCTACATTTGCATGGCTGAAATCTATCTCAATTTCGAGGTCTGATAGTGGGTTAGCTCTAAGCTCCACTATCCTGTTAACCCTCTTAATTACTGGGGTTTTATCCACCTTAGTAGAGAACACCGATAACCCATGTCCACGCACACGCAAAGCCTGTTTTTTAATTTCTTCCAAGGCACACCTATTCCTTTGATTTTGTGGTTAAATTAGTTAAGATAATGTTGCTGGGCTGCTTCCTCCCAGCATCAGGGGGAGTGGTTTCACCCTTTCGCCACTCCCCCGCTTATTACTCGGTTGCTCTGAAAGGAATAACTATCGATTTGATAGTACCCCTTTTCATTTATGTGTGCTTTTATAGCAATTGGTTTCGGAATAGTATCTAACCACTCTTGAGATTGCAAGCCTTCTTTATTCATATTCCAATGCTTATCTGGTAAACCTTTTGCACCAACAGATTTAAGCCATTTCCAAACTATGAATTCCAATCCATGCTTTAATGAGTGGTAGCATCTGATCAGCTTACCTTCTAGCGTTTCGTGTGTTTCGAGTATGCAAGGATCAGATGCTGGACTCTTTTTATAGATCGTATATCCAGTAGCTACAATCTCATATTGCTTTGGTTGTCTTCCCGCAAGTATTTCACCATTGGTTTGACTCGCAGAAAGTTTCTCAGGGAATAAAGATTCTTCCTCTTTAGGTTTAAAATACCCGCATGAAGGGCAAATGATATTGCCAATCCTGTGTATCAGATTGCAAGATGGACAACGCTTTACTTTAGCTGCGGGTAATTCAATGCCTTGTGCATCAACAACGATCTGATCGATGCACCCATGCCTGAGAGCGTTGTCACCAAAATCAAGTATTAAACAGTTCTCCTTATCTGGAGCTAATCGAAATCCCCGCCCCACCATTTGATACCAAAGACCCTTGCTCATGGTTGGCCTCATTACCACAACGCAATCAATCATTGGTGCATCAAAACCTGTGGTCAGAACGGCTACATTCACAAGCCATTTATAATTGTTTTCTCGGAATCCATTAATCACGCAGTCTCTGATTGCAGGGTGTGTCTCGCCTGTTATTATGTTTGCTCGCTGACCTTGGTTCTTTAGTTCATCAAGAATCATCTGTGCGTGTTTGATTGATGATGCAAACACTAATACAGATTTTCTTCCTGATGTTTTTGCAATTGCTTCTTTAACGCTGGATTGAACAAGATCAGCGTTTTCAAGAATCGCATCAAGATCCTTGGAGAAGTATTCACCCGCTCTGATGCGGACATTCTTTAGGTCAGGCGAATCACTTGTACCCATCGTAACTAATGGTGAAAGAAACCCTTCGTCAATCAAATCTCGTACCCCGATTGCATAGCAGCAATTGTCAAAAGTTTTTTCCTTATGTCCAAAGATGATTCCGCTTTGAAGTCGATAAGGGGTTGCGGTCAATCCAACAACTTTTACCCTGGAATTAGATATTTTTGCTTGCGACAAAAACTTTCGATACATCGTTTCTTTGTTCTGAGATATCAGGTGGCAATTGTGTACTGCTACCCCATCAGCAAAGTAAGAAGGATGTCCGCTGACTTGAATGTTGAATACAAGGACAGGGCTTTTTCGTTTTTTACACGATACACCGACCACCCTAATCCCGCCAAAAACTTCATTTTCTTCTGATCCTTTTCTTTCCTTTCTAGTGAACCGTGGCTTCCCCCATCCAGTTCGATTGCAATCATTTTCTCTTTGTTCCCAATGTCCACCTTGTAACAATTTGGATACATTCCGTTTAGATGCCCCGCATGAGTGATTATCGCAAGCTCCGCTTTCCATCCATCCCCTAGTGCGTGTAACAATGCTAGTTGAGCCAAGGGAAGCAATTGCCCGTTCCCGCCTCTTTGTATAGGTTTGTGTTTCATCTCTTTCAGTTTGTCGCTTATTTTTTTCCTTGCTGTTTTGTTCAACGATGTTGGGGAAAATTTCTTCGCACACGCAACTGAGCAAAATTTCTGCTTTTTCCAAAGGGATTCTTGTAGCGTGGATTTTATCTTCCCATTTTCCAGATACTTCACCCAAGGACAGAACACTTTCCCACAACATACGCATATCTTGGATTCCAAAAAGACCCGATCCGTTCTCCAACTCCTTGGCTTCACACCATCCTCTTTCGGTGAAGAACCTGTGGTTCCCTGTGCATTCAATTTTTTTTCCATTACTAAGCTCCACTATATATGTCTCTGGTGCTGGTTTACAAGATACGGCTTCAACCGTTCCAACACCGCATTGATTGAATACTAAGTCACCGCACCTCACCTTGTCAATAGGGATTTCTCCTTTTGGAGTAGATATCATTGTTCCAGCCACAAAGCATTCATCAATCATAATGAAATCCAGATATCCAAAGTCAGCACCTTTTTTGTACACACTTTGTATCCCAGCAATTGTTAATGGCTTTACTTCCCTGCGTTTCAATGCAGCGGAATAAACTCCGATTGATTCAACAGGAAGTCCTGTGGTGGTAGCATAATGTGTACAAGTCTTGTTGGATTGCTCTAGCAGTTCTTTTACATGAGACAGAATCATTCCCCTGCAATTTGGATTGGCTTCAAATGATCGTCTGATTATTTCAGCCATCACTCTAGTTTTCCCGCCACCAGTTGGGATAACTATCACGGATGATTGCCCAGGGCGATCATGCTGAAATTCAAATAGTGAATCCACCGCATCTTTTTGATATTTTCTAAGTGTCATTTGTCTCTCCCAAATTCTCCGTGAAGTTTCGCTCTAGCTGCGATGCAAACTTGGATTGCTTCTTCTTTATTTTCATAAAGTCCAAAATAATGATGTTTACCATTTTCAGTTATTTGCACTTGCCATTTCTTGTTTTTTTTATTCCAAAAAATTCCTTTATTTCCTGATGTGTTAATTTTTGAAATTTTGCTGTTGTGTGCATTTTGACAAGCAGTAACCTCTCTTAAGTTTTCTAAATTATTATTTAAAGAATTTCCATCTATATGATCAATTCGTTTTCCTATCGTAAGATAACTGTTAGCTAAAAGTAATATTATTCTACTGCATCTCATAGTAATTATTTTTTTATTAACTACAACAGATACCTTCAAAGTTTTGTATCCACTTTTTTTACCAATGCTAACATACCCACATTTACTATCTTTTTGTGCATTACTTTTTTTATTTCTAGGTAACCAAGATAAACCCGATGGGCTACTTGGATCTATTTTTAATATCGATTGTATATGTTCTAAAGGGATTCCACTTATCGATGTAACTCTTTCTTTAATTGCATTCATTAACTTCTCCCTAGCTTGGAATACCCAAGAATCAAATTCGTTGCACCATAGTTATCTGTGGTTTCGCCTATTTCGACTAAGAAAGGTTTGTCCACAAGTTCTTCGGGTTTCATTACAGTAGTGATACCGCATGAGGAAGCTAGTCGAGCTAGCTTCCTTCTTGAATCCGCACGAAACTTTGTGTCAGTCGAAAAGATATGGAAATTTGCATCTAATGCTCTGCCCTGCTGTGACCCTTGAAGTATCTGCATATCGCAAGCAAGGTACTTATTTCCCGCTCTGGATGTCTTAATCTCCGCTCGCATGATGCGAGCAGAGTAAGTTCCAGCGGGAATTGGTTTTGTTTCTTCGGGGTCAAATAAAGGTTCATCACTCATGTTAAGCTCCAAATAAGGTTGGTGAATTGTCTACAAATTTCTTCCTTTTGATGGGGAAGCTAACAGGTTTTATTTTTCTTTCTTCCACCCGCTGAACAGGGTCTGTCTCAATCGACTTAAGAACCCTGATACCGTTATCGTCTTCAATGATTAGCCTGGATGGAGTTCTTGGAGTCCACAGAGCGATATCTAATGCATCTTCTAAACACTCAGGATAATCAGACTCAAATGTGTTCTTCCAAGATTCCTTGTTTGACCAAGTGGGTGGAAAATTAAATTTTTCGACAATTGGTTCTGGATCGACTGTCCAATGATGTGCTATTAGTTGACCATCTTCAGTAGACCAATCCGTGTCCACAACTGATGCAATTCGTGAGCGATACATTCCCCTTCGCTCTAGTGTTTCAATAAAACTTTTTTCACCAAAAGCATTTGTAACCGCTGCTCGCAACTCAAAAATATTGGCAATAACTTCCATGTCTACCACTCCTTTTTCAATTTAAAACTTACATCAACCTTTTCGATTACCGGACTGTCAGACATCAACTGTGTAGACAATCCGGTCTCTATCGAATTTCTAGTTCCTTGGCATCCAACCAAGAAACACAAACCAAGCAATAAAAGTTTACTCATGCTGCACCTCCTTACCTTTCTTATCGGTTGCTTCCAAGCACAGCATGAGCAAAGATTAAACAGCTTTCAAAAACTTTTCTACATTTTCATATGTAGCACCATTCTTTTCGCTGTTCTTGATTTTAACCACACAGGACTGACCAATAATGTTGGTCAGGGTCATCCGATCAAGGCCCAAAGCAGCATCAAGACTCTGCCTTAGTTTTGCATGAATGTTGCAAACCTGTGGATTAGGATGCCCATCCTTGATATACAGCGTGAAGGTTTTAAATCTCCCCTGCATATCGTGCGGGGCATCGATCTGACAACCAAGTGACAACCATTTTTTGTCATCTTTGGTGCGGACTTCCGCTTTAGTGATGGTTATAGGATATTCCCCTGGCGAGAGGATATCGGCCTTTTGAAGTTCTTTCGCTTCATCGACCCCAAAGATCTCAAATTCATCAGACATAATTACTTACCCTTCTTAGAAAAGATTTCATTGATCTTAGACACAAAACTATCAACCGTCATGGTTCCAGTCACACCTGGAATCCGTGATTTCGCAGTCAAACCGCCCCTCGGAGTAACAGTAATGGTTCTGCGAACCTCATTACCATCCTTTTTAATAATCGGTTTTCCATCGTCACCAACCATAAGGTCGATTTCACAAAAACCAATTAGATCAGCCCAAGAAGTAACCCACTCAGACATGGCTTTATCAGCCCGAACATTAAAGCTAGCGTATTCACCTCTTGTGGGGTCATTCACCGATTTAACGGTACTATGACACAAAAAGTAAACACCAAGATCCTTCTTAGCATTAAGCGAGTTAATTAGCAGAGACATTTGCGTAACTGCTTCGACCAGCCCTTTGCCGTACCCGCCACACGCTAACACGATTGATGATGCTCCAGATGTTTGGCAAATGTGCTGATGAAGCAATCTTTCCAACGCAGTTAGAGAATCAATAACAATGTTTTCATAGGCAAACTCTGTAGATGTTACGATTTCTTTAATCGTAGCCACAAATTCTGCCCATGTTTTGATTGCTACACAATCTATGTCTATGCCTGAGATCCCGCCTTCAACATCGATGAACAAAGCCTTAGAAAGCTTACTGCCCATTGTAGATTTACCCGAACCCTCTGCACCAAAGACAACCGCCTTTGGCTTATTAGTCAAACCAAAACTAACTGGCTTCCCAATCTTCATGTTAACCCCTTCCTTTAAAAGTAACTTCAATCTCGTACTTCTTTAAACTATGGTACATCGACCCCATTTTTACCGACTCAACACTTGGCCCGAACTGAGTGCGAAGCCCAATCTTCAAGATTTCTTGAAGTTGCTCTTTAGACAGTTCGATGGATAAAACAGTTTTGATGTCTCCCATTTCCATCTGAACCCTCACAATCACTTCGTCATAAGAAACCCTTCCGCAAGAAATATCATCTACAGAGATAATATTCATCATTTTATTTTGGCCTAATGGATGACCAACAATTCCAATAAACACAAGGCTTTTCATTAAGCGATCATCAGCATTGATTTCGCTAGTAATGGTTAACAGTTCCATAGGTGCAATGTCTTCTGACAGGTTGCAGGGTGGACTAAAACTCGGCACAACTATCTGCTTCAACTCTTGCTCAATCATAGTAATTTCATCATCCATGACATTCCCCTTTCGTAAAAAGTAAAAACAACTAGCGGTGCGTGTGCTAGACTCGGTAAAATCTAGTGTCTTTTTAAGGTCAGCAACAAGCCAACCCATATGACCACCGCTAGAAATCATCATCATCTAGATGTATCTCCGCATCCAGATGAGATTCGGTTGCCTTAAGGTTAACCCTTTTGTCCTTTGGAACAATCGGTATATGGTTATCCCCAGGGTGGTAAAGCTCTATCCCATAAGCTAATCTAGCTTCCAAGATAATGATTTTTTCTGTGCTTCCAGGGGGATGTGGACAAAAGCTAGAAGCTTCGTCAAATGAAATAAGGTTATGCTTTTTCTTATTCGGCATCGTGCCACCTCAAACTCAGATCCACTCCCACCACATCGTCTATCCTACGATTGATTAATTTGAAAGTCAAACCCAAAACAGAAAAAAAAAGAAAATAAAAGAAAATAAAAGATTCTATGGTAATCTTAAACATATATGGTATATTTATTATGTTGTTACTTTTACCTTTTGAAAGGGGTGCTGTATGTGGTATGCAATCCACGATAATCTTCTCGCTTTAGCTCGTTGGCTAAAGGATGAGGGTCAATGGGATGGTGCTGGTGGTGTTGGTAACTTGATCTATTACTTTGAGAAACCTTGGAAATACGATGCCGAATGGAACTCTTACCAGGCATCACTATTAAAGGAGAAGGAAGATGCCAAAAAGACACGGGTCTAAAAAGGACAGGCAAAAACTCACGGTAGTTTTTAGGCCTAATTCGGATTTAAAAGAACAGTTAAATTTCCTGGCGCTCAGTCAGAACAGAACTATGAATGGTCAGGTTCTGGATATCCTTGAGAAATTTTTTAAAGAAAGAGCAGTCTAATGTTTAACATCGAATATGTGTCTCACTCCCGCTTGGAATTGTTTCGGAAGTCACCTGTCTTATATAAGAAAACATACATAGACAAGGTTGTTCAGCGTGATCCTTCTCCAGCAATGATCTTAGGTTCTTTAGTTCATGCTATGTTGCTTGAACCAGCTACAGTCGAGAGTCGATTTTCGGTTGCCCCAGTTTGCGATAAGCGAACTAAAGCTGGAAAAGAAACTTGGGATAATTTCAAATCATCCTTAACTGATGGCATTGAAATCATCACCCATGATGATGTCGAACAGGCAACTAAAATGATTGCTGCGATTAACGAGAATACTTCGTCACAGTATTTTAATTCTCCAACAGTTATTCGTGAAAGCGAAATC